ACCATTCGAACCAACAAAATACAAACTTATACTCAAAAAGGAATACGATGCGAATACAGAAAATATATCTTGATATGGATGGTGTGTTGTCTGACTTCAATAAAAGATATAAAGAAGTCTTCAAAGAAAAAGCAGCAACCAGTCGTGAGCGTGGTGAGAAACATGATGATAAATGGAATCAGTTCGTAGACGGCAACAACTTTGAAACCCTTGATTGGTATCCGGGTGGTAAAGAACTATTGAAATACATTATCTCACTTGATATTCCTGTAGAGATACTTTCTTCTTCTGGTGGACGTATGCATCATGAAGAGGTGAAGCGGCAGAAAAAGGTTTGGCTGAAAAGACATCACATTGACTTTACAGCCAACATCGTACCCGGTCGTCATTTGAAAGCGAACTATGCCAAATCAGATATTATACTCATTGATGATACCAAAGATGTCATTGATGATTTTAATATGGCGGGCGGCATAGGTATACTTCACAAAGATACGGCTAAAACGATAAAAATCGTGCAATCGGTTCTTGACGATACATATATACAAGTATATAATGAATCATGTGGACAAGACGCACATACTTTTTAACAACTAACTTATACGAGGTAAATCATGGCAGACTTTTCTAGTCTCAAACGCAATCGCAATTCGTTCGACAAACTCACCAAAGCGATTGAATCAATCAATACTCCAGCAGAAGGTTCTAAAGACGATGATCGTTTTTGGCAACCAGAAACAGACAAAGCTGGTAACGGTATGGCAGTTATTCGTTTTCTGCCAGCACCAGCAGCAGATGGTGATGATGCGCTTCCCTGGGTTCGTGTCTTCAATCATGGCTTTCAAGGTCCAGGTGGCTGGTACATTGAAAACTCTTTGACTACTTTGAATCAGAAAGATCCAGTATCAGAATACAATTCTGTTCTGTGGAATTCTGGCATCGAAGCAAACAAAGAAATTGCACGTAAACAAAAACGCCGTCTTACATATATTTCAAATGTGCTTATCGTTTCTGATCCTAAGAACCCAGAGAACGAAGGTCAAATCAAACTATACAAGTTTGGTAAGAAAATCTTCGATAAACTGACTGAAGCAATGAACCCACAGTTTGAAGATGAAAAGGCAATCAATCCTTTTGATTTTTGGGATGGTGCAAACTTCAAAATCAAGATTCGTCAAGTTGAAGGTTATCGCAACTACGACAAGTCTGAGTTTGAATCTTCTTCACAACTATTCGATGGTGATGACGCTAAACTTGAAGCACTCTGGAAAAAAGAACACTCACTTAAAGAGTTTCTTGATCCAAAACATTTCAAGTCATATGATGTGTTAAAGGCAAAACTTGATAAGGTTCTTGGTCTTGATGGTGTTGCTCCGGTGTCGAAGACTAAGGCTGAAGACTTCACACCACGTTCTTCACCAGATATTGAAGATGAAGAACTTGATTACTTCAAGTCTCTAGCAGAAGATTAAACTGCGACGGCACCTTCGGGTGCCGTTTTTTATGCTGCCGCTGATAAGATTTTTTCTTCTCTGATGATGGTGGTGTTGTTTGTTACACCAGCATTTACAACTGTGGGATTTTTTGGTTTAGATTGATTGCGTTGTTCAACTGCAATTTCGTTTGATGATTTACCGATGTTGGCACCTTCAACGACTTTACCAGTTGCAACATCAACTGCATTACCTTTTTTATCAGGCACTTCTGCATCATCTGGTGTTGGTGGTGCGCCAGCAATAGTAACGTGCCAGTCTTCACCTTTAACATTACGAATCAGTCCGAATTTTTCTAACCAACCAGTCGGCTTGTCTCTGGTGCCAGCAAGTTCATTTAAGCCATCAGCACCTTTACTGTTGATATCAATACCCAAGCCTTTCATGTGAACACTACCAGCACCTTGACCTAGTGGTGCCATTGGTTGTGCTACTTTACCGCTTGGTTTGCCATTATTTTTAGCTAAGTCTGCATCATACAGTTCTTTTTGTTTTTCATTTGAACGATAGCCAGAAGTAATCATCAGCATTTTACCAGTTTCTTGTTTAAATGCTGTGGCCATTAACTCAATGCGCCGCTGAAACTCACCGTTGAACTTTGATGTATCTACGCCAGGGTCTGCTTTTTTTGTGATGCTATCTAAGTTGCCTGCCGGTTTAGTTACTGGTTGTCCAGAAGGCACTTCACCAGGAGTGCCTTTGATTGGTGTTGCCAATGGTGCCGCAGAAAATATAGATTTCTCTGAAACACGCCTTATTGGTAAGTTTACTGGTGGTGGAGTAGGTGCTTCTCTTACTGCACGACCTTCCGCTTTTTCTTTTTCATATTCCTTTTTATTTTCAAGATACTCTTTAAGTGAAACGATTCTACTTTTGAGTAGAGAAATATCTTCATCAAGTGCCTTGATTGTTTCTACTGCATTTGCATATGGATCTTCTTCGAGTTCTTTTCTTCTTTCTTCTTTAACACCTGCCGTTTCTACACCAAGTCCTTTGTCGAGTGAACGACCAAAAGACATAAGTTTTTCTTTTACCCAATCTGCAATGCCGCCAATAAATGAACCTATTCGGTCTGTTACTGGTTTGATGAAAGTACCAATACGTTCTAACACTTTAGTGGCATCGTCTTTTGAAATGAGTCCAAAAGAAATGAACTCAATGAATGTAGACATCTCATCTGTTACAATTTCCGCAAAATTAAACGATGAGAAAAATCCAGTGATTGATGAATAAAGAGAATCTAGTGCTGAACCAATAATGCCTTCAACGCCACCGTACATTTGTAAAACATCAAGTACCAAATCTTTATTGAAGATAAAGACTGTAAACAAAAGAGTAGCAGCGATAATTAATGGCTTGAATATTATTTCAAGTAACGACTTACGTTTCTTTTCTTTCTTTTCTCTTTTTTCTTTTGGCTCTTTTAGTTTGACTTGCGTAATTTGATCTTTTAGTGGTGCAAGTTTACTCAACAAACTTTCTTTTGCAGGCTTTTCACCCGTTTCATTTGTAAGAAATTTACTAAAGCCCTTTGCTGATGCATTCAAGTCTCTACCCATGCGGGGGAGAACAAGCATATTTTTAGATATTATTTTGAGCGAAGCAACACCAAGCAAAGTGTTCTTTCTTTGCTCTTCTTTTTCTTTGTCCTGTTTTGATAATCCAAACAGTTTATTTGAAATGGATTTACCTAATATCTCTCTTATCATGCTACTCTTGCCGTTGCCATTTCGTTAGAATCACCTTTTTTTGGTGCTAAGGTCTTTGTGTCAAAACCTTTTGTATTATTTGTTTGAGACACATTAACGACATCAGCATCCTTAGGTTTAAGTTGTTCTCTTTGACCTTGTGATACTTCTTTACTTGTTGATGACAATTCAACGCCACTAAAGTCGGATGAATATTTGTCAACCTTTGCCAGAATCTCAGCACCTATACCTTTGTCTAGGTTGAGAGCCTTACCACCAATTGCTTGTGTAATTGCACGATTGGCTTCAGATTGAGAAGTGAATGAATTAACTTTGCTGCCTGCCGCTTTAAGAATAAATTGTGCTGTTACTTTTGCAGCGACAATCGGATCAAGTAGCTGTGTTGGATTGTTTACTAAGTCTACACCAGCTAATTTTCCATATAAAGCATAGTTGTTTTTACCGGTTAACTGAATAAAACCACGACCGATATATTTGAAACCATCCCCTTCAGCGGTGTTACCCATGCCTTTTCCGATGGGATTATTTTTGCCATAAATGACTTCAGCAAACTTGTATGGATCTTTTTTAATTTCATGTAATTCAGCATCAGAGAAGTTTTTAACTCTAGTAGTGAACACCTGTCGAATTCTATCGTTTGCCGTGTTCTTGTATGCCAGGATATTTTCTTCGAAGTTTTTGAAGCCAGTTTCTTTTTGCACATTGGCTAGTGTTGCAATGATTGCAAAACGATTTGTGATGCCAACATTCTGTAACTCTTTAACGATAATTTTTACAAGTTCATCACGACCAGAAACTTTTGTTGGTGCTGATGGTGGAACACCACCAGGTGCAGAGGGTTTTGGTGCATACGCTTCTTTTTTTGCCTGTTGTTCACGCTGAATAGCATCAGCCAAACCTTTTTCTGATGTACGCAGTTCTTCTCTTTTTTCTTGAAGTTTTTTAGTTGTCTCTGATGGTTTACCCATTGACTGTTCTTCTAAAACGGCAACTTCATCAAGTAAACGATCACGTTCTTCAGTTTTCATTAAAATGATTTCACGTGCTTTGGCTAAATTTTCGGCAACTTGTTTTTGTCTTTCTACTTCTGCTTTTGCTGCTTCTTCAGCGGCTTTTTGTTGGTCTACAATTGCACCAAGTTCCTTTTCACTGAGAGGTTTTTCTTTCAGCGGATTCATCTCCATCATTTTATCAATAGCGTTATTCACAAACGTAAAGATGTGATCTGATGTATCATTAATAAAATTGGATAATCTTTCGGGAAAGTTTTTTATAAAATCTACAGTACCATCGATTACTTTCTTGGCTGTGTCTTTATCAAATAGCCCAAATGTGAGTGAGTCAACAACGCCAGCGATACCTGCTTTAATTGTTTCATACAAACTTCCAGTAGATTGCCATGTATCCCATGCATCAGTCAAACCATCCCACAGAGTTAAAATGATTAATGCAATCCAACCTATTGGTCCTGCTGCTGCCGCAATACCTCTGAATGCCACTTTGACTGCTGACTTCTCAGCCATCTTAGCCATTTTCTTTTCAAGTTTACCTTTGAGTTTATCTACCATCGGTCGTAGATACTTCTCAAAGGCTTCTTCAAAGTATTTCAAGGTATTTTTGGCAAAATCTTTAATCTTACCTACAAGTTGTTTGGCAAGTTTTTTTATTTTATCAAATAATTTTAAAAGATTTTCTTTTAGTTTCTTTACTTGGTCTTTGGCAAACTTTTTAAATTTTTTGAACAACTTACCTTTAGAAGATTTTTCATCATCTTCGGACTGTGTATTCTTTTTTACAAATTCGTCTTGGAGAACCTTGAATTTTTTCTCACGCTCATCATCTTTGAGAAAATGCATGTCTGGATTTTCTGATGCTTTACCACCATAAATCTCTACAAGTTTAATAATGTTTTGACGAATGATGTTCAAGTCTCTGGCAATTCGTGAGACTGCCATAAAATTCAAAGAAGTTTTTTGGAGTTTTTTGACTGTGGGTGAAGTTCTTTTAGTAGAAGTTTTATTTAAAACTTTCTTACTTATTGTTAGCCCAAGTTTTTCGGATAACATTTTATGTTGTTAAGTAGTTATTCATAAAACTTGAGTTGTATGGATCAGAGACACTTTCAGAAGATGGTGCTTGTTGTCCAGATGTTGTGCTTGTCGTTGGTGCATTTACAATTGTTCCCGCATCAGCAGCCGCATCCATTCTTTGTCCTTCTGCAACTGTTGCCGAATCGGATGATATTGCAGAACCCGATGGTGCTGACATTGCTGGTATTGGCATGGGTGACGAAGGCGCTGCACCGCCAGCACTCACTGCACCACCTGTAGCGCCTCCTGTTGACACGGAAGCACCACCAACATCACCACCGCCAGTAGCAGGTGCAGCGGGTGCTGGTGATGTACTTGTACCTTTTGCCATCTGTAAAATTTTAGTGGGTTCACCACCAACGGCAATAATTTTACGGCGAACTTCTTCTTCTGATACTGGTTTACCTGATGCTTGATCGGTGTATCCAGTTGATGAAGATGGGTCAACGTTAATGCCTACTTTAGAACTTAAAAATCCTTTGGCGGCATCCTGACTCTTTTCTGCATTCACAGGACTATATGGGTCAGGCGTTGGCGACTTGCTTACTGTTTCGGCAAGTGATTGTTGTGATGCTTTTTGTTTTTCTTCTTTTTCTTTTTGTTTTGGTTTATCTTCTAATCGTTCTTTTGCTGCTTTGTCATAGAACACACCTTCACCAGTATCAAGTTTTTCTTGCATACCTTTGAGTGATGTTGTTGCTGATGATGTATAAGTTTCGGATGCAGCACTACTAGTATCTTTCTTAAATGGATAGTAAGGTTTAGTGTCTTGTAACACACTACCTTTAAATGAGCCAAGACCCGGAATTGAAAAATCATATGCTGTCAATTTACTGAATGGTATTGCTGGTATTCCAACATTATTTTTAATAAATGTGATAACTTTATCAAAAAGTTCGGTGACACCAAGTAACAGAGGCATCATCATTTTTAATGCCGAATCCATTCCTTGACGAAGTTCTTTTTCACCAAATAAACCAAATGTAATGAACTTTAAGAAACCACCAAGCGCAGCAACAAGTGTATCTACAATGCTACCGCTTTCTTTCCACACTTTGATGCCATCAAGAATACCGTTGATTAGACCACCAATCAACATAGCAGGTATGAATATCTTGCTTAGTAATGCAAGTATTGAACCACCGCTAAACAGTGCCGCAAAACCACCAACGATACCAGTAATTAACCCGCCAATCAGTTTCACTGGGTTGAGCATACTTAACAGACCACCAATGCCACCACCTTCTTCTTTTGGTGCTGCTTCTTTACCACCTTTTTCTGTTGCTGGCGTTGCTGCTTTGCTCTTTGATCTTGCCGCTTCTAATTCAGATTCACGTTGATCTTCACTTTTAAAAAACTTGTCGGCTTTTGTTGCAGCAGTTTCACCTTTAATCTTTACAAGTTTAGCGATATTTTGTCGAAGCACATTGACATCTCTTGCCATGCCTGGAAAGGCAAGAGATTGTTTAGCGATTAAATCAAGAAAAGGAAGTATGTTAGAACCAATAGTTGGTTCTTCAGTTTTTTGTTCATCACCTTCTTTTGTTGGTGATGATGATGTTGTTTTTTTACTTTTTGTTGGTGATGTTGATTTAGTTTTTGTAGATTTTTCAACATCATAGTTTTGATTTATTTTTGATTTTTTATTTTTATCTTTCTTAAATTTGTTTTCAATTTTTTCTAAAAAAGGACCAACATCAATATCTCCTGCTTCCTTTTTAACTTTATTAATATAGTCGCCAAGTTTTTTTTCATATTTATTTTTCTTGTCTAAAGCATACCCTAATACCTCGTCGGTATAATACTTTGCAATATCTTTTGATTTGTTGGCGAGTTTTTTAAAGTCCACGTTTAGTCCTTTTTACTTAATTACCTTTTTTGTTTTTGTGCGTTGATACGTTCTTTTTCTTCTTCCAAATACTGCATCAAAAGACCCAAATAAATGGTTCTTTCCCAAGGTAACATTTCTTCAAGTTCAGTCAAACTATACTTGTGGTGCTGCATTAAGGCAAAGTTTGTCTGATAATAATTACTCAGTGTGTCATAACGAAAGATTAGGCGAAAAAATTCTGGAGCCCTTTAATCTCAATATCTTCTTCGTAACCACATTTGCCGCATTTGAAGTGAACATCCTTCTTCAGTTCTGGCATCGTATCAAAGAATAGTTTAATCTTTTCCAAGTCTTTTTGTGACATTGAATCCACAAATTCTACCATCTCTTCATGACTAGAATCTTTTGCATAATATACCTGCTCATCGTCATACAGATATTCAATACAATCAATTAAGACATTCACCAAAATTTCATTCTCATTCATGCTCTCATATTTTTGAACCATCTCAAAAGTAGGATACTTTAGACAAATACCTATTCTTTCGTTGAGCATAAACTTGTTATTATGATTCGCATGAACCGTTGGCTCAATTTCTAATAAATTCAGTTTGAAATCTACTGAACCATTACAGGTAGCATCTTCACCTTTATCGTTCTTCACGATATTATTGCACTTATATTTTAAATCAACAACTTCTTCTACCGACCTTGCACGAAGATGCATGAACAAATATTCAAGGTCAAATGTGGGTAGAGAATCAATATCAATGTCATCTAATACACAGTTTTTGAGAACTCTGCGAATTGTGGAGATAACATCTTTGGCATCTTCTGATTCTGCTGCCATTAAAAATAGTTTTTGTTCTTTGACAAGAAATGGTCGAATACGAACATCTTGTCCTGTTGAAATCAATTTAATAGTATAAATTGGTACATCAAGTTTTGGTAACATAATTTCCTCTCAATTAGAATGAAAAAATTCTAGAAGCTGCTGTGCCTCCAAGTGAAGTCAGAGTTTGACCAATATCATATTGACCTTCAAATATTGTACGATATTTTTGATATGCAAAAGAAACCGATAGACGGTGAAAGCCTTCTTCTGCCCAACTTAAAGCCTGTGGTGCAACACCAATTGGAAAAGCATCAATCAGTTCGACTGCATAGATTTGTCGAACGAAGTCATCATACTGAACGATTCTTATATTAGTAAGGTATCTTGTCGCATCACTTTTTGGAAATCTTGGGTTGTTTGTATCCGATGGTATAATTGCTTCCATCCATCGTTCAAATAATTTTCTCTCATAGAATTCGTTTGTACACAGAAAAGTTAAGTTGGTATCTGTGTACTGCATACGATATGGTACTTTAAAAGATGGACCATATATTCTTGCATCGGCTGTCTCAAGTGTTCTACCTGGTATCTCTGCCGACTCACATTGCAATGCCAGATACCTTGACATGGAAGGATTTGCAGATTTCATTCCCTGACTTTCAGAACCCAGTGCCGAGTTGATGGCATCCGAGACATCACTGAAAATTGAGTTTGGAAAGTTTAACACTTTTTCCAAAAATGAATTACCAATTGCTTGACCAATGTAAGCAGGTATCGGTATGATGACTTCATAACGACATGGGCGTGCAAGTCCACCTTTGCCTTTGATATTTGACAGAAATAGATTAGGTGAAAACGACATTAAAATTTATCCTCTGAGTCTGACCAGACTTTGCTGGCGCTTGCTTTTGCAAATGATTCCACTGGTAACATCACGGCGATATCCCACTCATCTGCTGTTATTTCAAGAAAACGAGATTGCACATGACCAGACAAGTATCGTTTGATACATGGTGTGGCTTCATAAATTTTAGATGCTCGTCTTAAAAAATCATAACTAATTTTAAACCGTGTACTTTCATCATAACGATGATCCGTTAAGATTGTGCTTAACTTGTCGAGGAGAATGATTCGTCGCTTTGGGTGAATGTAATGTAGATTCAACCCTAAAAAGCCGTCTGGATATCGTTCTATTGGAATAACCAATGGGAACCTGTCGTAATATGGCAACGAATCTTTCGTCTTTGGATCATAATAATAAAAGTACATACGACCTATGATAGACTGATTTTTAAATCGTTCACGGTCACTCATCAATTGACCTTTGGTGGGTCTGAGTGCTGGAACTTTGGACCTTAGCCACGCACGTGCTTCACGTGAACGTGGAGCATATCCAGATTTAGCAAGGGATTCCTTAATTCTATCAATGAGTCGTTTCGCCATCTTATATTTATCTGATACCTAGGTGCTTTTCAGTCAAAATCTGAAACTGCCAACCGTGGTCTTTGCAGAACTCCTCGGCGGCATACCACTTGGCTTTGTTGATTTCGTATGTGATTGCTTCATGAAGATATGTCTTGGTCTTGCGTTTTTGCGTTGGTGGTTGAGTTTGTTTCTCTGGTTTGACTTCTATGACGTAGGTCATAACCGTGCCGTCCGCTTTACGCATCTTGGCGATGAAGTCTGGAAAGTAACGGTGCTTTTTTCTGTCTACTGGACTATAATAGGGTATGGACAGTTCTTCCGAACCCCACCAAATGACGTTCGGATTCTCATCTAAATAATTCATTACCTTTATCTCCCACGTAGACCTGTAGATGATGTTGTTTGCATCACCCTTGTACTTTTGCGGGTTTTTCGGTTTAAATCTCCCTTTATTTGACATAAATACTATCTAGTCAACGAATAGGAACTCCCATGGCATTTTTCGGTCTATCAGACATCACCATATCAAAAGAAGATAATAGAAGAGGACCTTTAGCACCACTGTTCACTACGGGTAGATTTGGTGGAACGGGTAATACTTTTCGATATCCTATAGACATTGGTAATTATGATAAAGCGCATTACATGATTATTAATATTCTCAGACAAAAGAATACACAGTATGAGGGCCTTGGAGTTCAACAAAATAATGTCAATCAAATAGGTAATTTTAAACCATCAACCCCAGGACAGCAGAGTACATCTTTTGCTTCAAAAATTAATGGTGCTATTGATAATGCCATAAACAATTTTACAAGTGGTAAGACTTTATTTGGCAAAAACATTTCTACCAGTTTTGGTGGTCCAACAAAACAAAGAGCGGCAGTAGACGTTGATCAAAATACTTACATTGATAAAGTAAAGGATATTGAGAATCAATCGTTGATTAAAACGACAGTTGAAACTGATGACACAATTGTTTTGTACATGCCAGACACTTTGCAGTATACCTTTGCACAATCATATTCTGAAGCAGCATTAGGTGATGAGATGGGTGGTAAAATAGCAGCAGCAGGTAAATCTATTTTAGAGGATTTGCAAAATGGTTTGGATCCAAAAGCTGCTGCTGAAAAAGGACTTAAAGGACCTGCTGCCACTGCTGCGATTCAAAAAGGATTTGAAGTCGCAGGTTCAAAAGTAATTGGTCAAAATTCTGCAAAAGCAGCGGCATTTCTAACACTCGGTGGTGTCAATAACCCAATGCTTGAAATGCTTTACTCTTCACCCGCCTTTAGACAATTTACTTTTGAATTTATGTTTTACCCACGTGATGAAAGAGAAGCATTGGAAGTTCAGAACATTTTGGAACGTTTGAGATTTCATCAAGCACCAGAAATTGATGGTGGCTCTGGTGGTTTACTTTTAATACCTCCTTCGGAGTTTGAACTTTCTTTTTATTACGGTGGTCGCCCTAATCCAAACTTGCCTGGTATTGGTCGTTGTGTTTTGACAAATATCTCTGTCAATTATGCACCTAATGGCTGGTCAGCATATGAGATGTTTGGTGAGAATGATCCCCGTTTAGGTCGTACAGGTATGCCAACTGCTATTCAACTGACACTTGAGTTTAAGGAAACAGTCATTCTTACTAAAGCAAGTATGATTCGTGGTAATGGTGGGTATAAAGGTTCTCAATCAGTTGGAGATAAAATACAGAATCTTACTTCAACGATGTTTGGGGGGAAAAAATAACTTATGGCAAAATATTTCAATTTTTTTCCAAAGACTTTATATTCTTTATCAAACAAATCAACTTCGGCTGATTCCATAACAAACATCATTGCACGATTTGGTTTTGAGAGTACATTAAAAGAAAACTCAAATATTTACTACCCATATGATATTCAAGATGGTGATACACCAGAAACAATTGCGAACAAATATTATGGTTCACCTGAAAGACACTGGGTAGTTCTATTATTCAATGACATTATTGACCCACAGTATGATTGGCCGCTTGATCAAAGAACGATTATTAAATACATTAACGACAAATATACAGCGAATGGTTCCGCTAATGTTACATCACAAACAGGACTTGCTTGGTCACAGTCCAATACAAAGTCTTACTACAAAGTAGTCACAAGAGTTACCAATAACGCTACGAAGAATACAATCAAAGAAAAAATAGAACTTGATGCAAACACATATGCTAATGTTGTTATATCAAACTCTACAAAAACACTTCAAAGCGGTACAGTCATAGTAGAAACGGTGAGCAAGGAAACAGAAACTTATTATGATTATGAGGTAAACTTGAATGAATCAAAAAGAAGAATTCGTTTGCTAAGGTCGGAAATTGTTTCACAGGCTGGTTTGCTTGATGAGTTTAAACGAGTGATTAGTTCTAAAGAATAAAAATGTCAACAGTTAATCTCCCAGAAACGCCGTCAAAGTTCAACCTTAATGAACTTGCTATTGTAACTAAAACCGGAAAGTTGGATATATCTAAACTGTTTCAAGAACTTAACATCTTTGATTCTCTATTGTCACCGGTGATGACGGGTGCCGTTGTGATTATTGACTCAATTGGTCTTTCTCCCAAATTATTGTTTGATGGTTCAGAAGTTCTTCTGGTAAACATTGGTAAAGATACGGATTCGGATGCCTTTAGATTAAAAAAAGCATTTAGAATATACCGTCAAACAAATCGTGCAGCCTTAAAACAAAATGCGGAAACTTACACTTTAGAGTTTGTTTCTGATGAATTTATTTTTTCCGAACAACAGAAAATAAACCAATCTTACAAAACAACTTATAGCGATGTTGTTAAGAAGATACTAGTCAATTATTTAAAGACTCCTGAACATAAACTAAACGGTGTTTTTCAAGACACAACGGGTATTCGTGATTTAGTTATACCAAATTTAAAACCCCTTGAAGCATTAGAATGGTGCGCCAAAAGAGCCGTAGATCAAAAAAGATCACCTAACTATGTTTTCTTTGAGAATAATTTGGGATTCAATTTTACATCACTTTCGCAACTTCTCACATCTGATACGTTATTTAAAATTAAATTTCCAGCCAAAAACTTAGAAGGTGTTCAAGCAAATCAAGAGTTGTTGAGCCCAAGACACTTTGAAGTTGTGAATCAATCAGACAAAATTAAAACAACAAGAGAGGGTGTGGCTGCCGGTACATTCATTGGTTTTGACCCAATTACTAGAACAATACAAAGTAAGCGTATTGGTTTTGAAGATCATTATAATGCCATGGATCATGGCAATGACACGGCTAACTTTTCACAGTCAAAAAATCGTGCGGGTGAAAAAGCAACCGAAGCATATGATTCTAAAAAAGTGTTAAACATTTTTGGTGCAAACATAAAAAACAGTGCTTACGTTAAGAAGTATGACCCAACTTCAATTTCAAAGATTGAAACACCAGAGGATTTTCTATTTGCACGAAAAGCAATCTTTGCTAATTTAATGAACAAACGAATTAAACTTGTCATGCCCGGTAACTTTCAGTTGACTTCGGGTTTTAATTTAAATGTTCGTGTGCCAGATTTTTCAAAAAAAGAAACTGGTTCTGAGAATGAAGACCGTTCATTGAGTGGTAAGTATTTGATTATTGCTTCAAGACATGTCATCAAATATGATATGCATGAAACAATTTTAGAACTTGCAACAACTTCAAACGAAACAGATTTTGTGCCACAGAGCGCACCAGAACAAAACAAAGCGGCAGAAAATTATGGAAGCTACTGAGAATAAAGATTTTGCTGGTAAAAACGGTTTCGTTTGGTGGGTTGGTGTCGTGGAAAAAATCAATGACCCACTCAAACTAGGTCGTTGTAGAGTTCGTTGCGCTGGCTGGCATACGGACAACAAATCTTTATTGCCAACAGATAATCTACCTTGGGCGCAATCATCTTTACCAGTAAATGCCAGAGACACATATCCACCCCGTGAAGGTGATATGGTATTTGGTTTTTTCTTTGATGGTGAAAATGCACAACAGCCTGTAATGTTGGGTGTCTTACCGGGCATTCCTCTTGCGGCTGCCAATGCACAAAAAGGATTTAATGATGCTAGAGTTTCTTCCGAACTACAAAGTTCACCAAGAACACCAGCATCAAAAACTTATAGTACAGATGGAAGCGGTATCAAGATTACAGAAAAATCTGCTGCTGAATCTTATCCAAGAATACTAGACGAACCAACGACATCACGATTGGCACGTAATGATGAGAACATGTCAAAGACGTTTGTACAAGAACGTAAAGATAATGTAGTAAAATCTGTGCCAACTGCTACTAGCACTTGGACAGAACCAACAACACAGTATGCTGCAAAGTATCCATACAACAATGTGACTGAAACTGAATCGGGTCACATTATGGAGTTTGATGATACTGTTGGTAACGAACGACTTCAACTTGCACACCGCAACGGTTCATTTCAAGAATGGTTTCCTAACGGTGATAAAGTAGAAAAGATTACAAAAGACAATTATGAAATTGTGATGGGTAATGACCGTGTTTATATCATGGGTAAATGTTTTGTGACCGTGCAAGGTGATGCTGAGGTTTATGTGAAACAGAATGCTACGATTAAAGTGGACAAGAATGTTACAGCAACTATTGGTGAAAACTTGTCGGCAACAGTAAATAAAAACGCAACTTTAAAGGTAAGTGGTAATTTTCAGGCAGACATTGGCGGTACATGTAAAATAACATCAGGTGGTAATATGACATTCAAGGCACCCAGAATTGATCTGAACTAACATGGCACACGAATTTGTAATTCTTTTAAATGGTGAATTGAAAACATATACGAGGTATGAAGATATACCAGAAAAATTTGATAATGTAATTAAGTTTTTGCCTGAAATACCTGATGCACCACATACTCACGAACAACATGAGGAAATGGATGCTTGGAATGACAGATTAAAGGAATTGCTAAGAAGAGAAACGAATGACAACCAGTAATATTAGCATTATGATTTCTCCTGCTGGAGCGTCGAATTCGGATATACTTCAAACAACTAGAGGAATAAGAAGTGTAAATGCAGTGATAACTGCTAATGCAAATGTAGGAGAAATTTTACAATCCGTAACGGCAACAATAGACACATCGGAACCAGGAGTCAGAATCACTTCAGCGACAAATTCAGTTTCGATTGTGGGAACTTATGTTGATCCGTTTTTGGATTTTTTTACTTATATAGAAAGGGGTAGTAGCAATTTAATTGAAACACCCAAAATTGCTAGGGGTGCATCAAATTTACCACCCAATAAAGATTTTTATGAATTAGAACAGGATCAAAGATCATTATCTACGAGAACTTATACGATTACTGTTTCTACAAGTTTAGCAACAAATAATTTTACAGTTACACATAATATAATAAACGATTTAGATAGCATTACTACCTTTGTTGGTTCATACTACAATTAGGAGAAACTATGCCTGCTGCAACAAGAATTGGAGATGCTGACGTTGCCCACTGTTCTGGGATGGTAAGAGCAGCCGGCTCAGGAAACGTTTTTGTGAACGGAAGACCGTGGTCAAGACAGGGTGATGTGAACACTGTGCATTTACTGCCGGGTTCACCATGCCCACCACATGCTGCCGCCATATCTTCGGGTTCCTCAACCGTAAAAGTAAATGGTAGAGGCGCTGGCCGTGTTGGAGATGCAATATCCGGTTGCACTTCCGTGGCTGCTGGGTCAGGTAATGTTTTTGCAGGTTGAATAAATAAAAGATGTCAACTACAATCACATCTAACGAACCACAAATTCAAGTCGAAAGGTCTTATAAAGACTTGGATTTAAACTTTACAGTACACCCTGTCAAAAAGGATATAAGTCGTCATTTGAACGAAAAGGCGATTATTAATTCTGTAAAGAACTTAGTTTCGACCAACTTTTATGAAAGACCATTTCAACCAGATTTAGGTTCAGCAATTCGTTCTCTATTGTTTGAACCAGTTGATTCTGTTTTTGGCGCTTCAATAGAAAGACGGTTATTTGATGTTATTAATAATTATGAACCGAGAGTTTCAGTAGAATCGATTGTTGCGATTCCTGCTCCAGATGAAAATGGCTACAGAGTTTCAATGACTTTTTATATTGTTAATTTGCCTAACCCAATTACAATCAATTTCTTTTTAGAACGTATAAGATAAAATGGCTGAACCACTACAAGTTACCGAACTTGATTTCGATCAAATTAAACAGAATCTAAAGACTTACCTGAAGGGTCAGTCTGAGTTTACCGACTATGATTTTGAGGGATCTGGTCTGAGTGTTTTATTAGATATCTTAGCGTACAATACGCATTACAATGCTTATTATTTGAACATGGTTGCCAACGAAGCATTCATGGATACCGCTTTGCTACGTGATTCTGTTATCTCACATGCTAAAGTTTTAGGATATGTTCCTTATTCAAGAAAAGCACCACGTGCGACAATTAATTTTACTGTTAATACCAGCACCAATGTTGCAAGCACATTAACAATACCAAAAGGTTTTTCTTTTTTATCCAATGAAATTGATGGCGTCAGTTATAATTTTGTAACTTTAGAAGAAATCAAAGTAAACAAATCAAATACAGATTTTACATTTCTGAACTTGTCATTATATGAAGGTCAGTTAGTAACATATAATTATACTTACGATCAAACAACAAATCCGAAACAAATATTTTCTTTACCAGACACAAACGTTGATACATCCACTTTGTTTGTCTCTGTTCGCAATTCTATTTCAAATACAGACTCGGAAGTCTATACATTGGTTTCTGATGACTCAATCGCTACAACAACGTCTTCGGCTTACTATTTACAAGAAAATAGAGGTGAGAAATATGCTATCTATTTTGGTGATAATGTGATTGGTAAAAAATTACCTAATGGTGCAGTGGTCAGCATTACTTATTTGATCACGAATGGCACCGGTGCAAACAAAGCAAATAATTTTGTTGCTACAGGTTTTCTTGCAGATTCTTTAGGCAATTCACAAACCGATTTTATAATTGACCCAGTGAGTGAAGCCGCTGGTGGCGCTGAAAGAGAATCTGTAGACAATATTAAGTTTGCTGCGCCTTTACAGTTTACAACACAAAACCGTTTGGTAACGTTTCCTGATTACGAGGCTTTTATACAGAAAAACTATCCAGCAGTTGATGCTGTTTCTGTTTGGGGTGGAGAAGATGAAACACCACCCAAGTTTGGTGTTGTTTATGTTTCGCTCAAAACAAGAGAAAATTATTTTTTGTCGGACACCGAAAAACAACGTATTATTGATGAAATTATTAAACCAAAAGCAATTGTTGCAATTCAGACCGTAATACGTGATCCTGAATTTTTATATTTACTTGTTTCACCAACAGTCACATATGATGCTAGAAAAACTTCACTAACCGAGCAGCAATTAAAAGCAGCAATAAGAACCGCAATTTTATCATACAAGACAACTAACTTGGACAAATTTGATTCGCAATTTATACTTTCAAAAGTTCAAGACACCATTGATTCAGTAGATACAAATTCTATTATAGGTTCAACAGTATTAGTTCGTTTAGAGAAAAGATTTGTACCAACTTTAAATGCATCCACACCATACACTATTAACTTCAACTCTTCATTGCGTAGGGGCACAATTGGTAACAAACTAACTTCAACAACTTTCACGGTTACAGATTCTAGCGGTGTTGACCGTGAAGTTCAATTTGATGAAATTCCACAATCTTTTTCTGGCATTTCGTCTATTCAAGTTACGAATCCTGGTGCAGGATACACTTCTTCACCAATAATTAAAATTGAAGGTGATGGTATTGGAGCAAATGCTTCGGCGGTTATTGTTAATGGTAGAATTCAGAGTGTCGAAATAACAAATCGTGGTATTGATTATACACGTGCTATTGTTACTATTAGTGGTGGCGGGGGTTCTGGTGCAACTGCTTCAGTAGTCATTGATGGAAGAACTGGTACAATTCGTACGGTTTATTATGATTCTTTTGCTCAAAGACAGGTAGTTGATGAGAATGCGGGAGAAATAGATTATGACGCTGGTATTGTTAAAATTTCAAACATCAATATAAAAGGAACACAATCTGTTGATGGTGATGTTCGCATTTCAATTGAGTCGGAAAAAGGTATTATAAGTACACAGAAAAATACAATAATCACGATAGACCAAGATGATCCAACATCAATTAGTACAACGTTAGAAACTGTATAATGACAGTAGATTTAAAAACATCGTTACTTGTAAATCGTCAAGTACCAGAATTTATTCGTGATGAATATCCAAAGTTCATCACCTTTTTGGAAGCATATTATGAGTTTTTGGAAACTCAGGCCAACACTGCAATTACTTCCAACAATCTGGTCACAACAGCAAAAACCTTAAGAAACATTAGAGATGTTGATGATTCTTTGGAAAGATTCGAAAAGAATTTTTATAATACGTACGGCGCATTAATACCATTAAACGTACAAGCAAACAAAGCACTGCTATTCAAACACCTCTTGCCTTTGTATCGTTCAAAAGGTTCTGAGAGTTCATTTAAACTTTTATTTCAACTTGTTTTCGGTGAAGATATTGATGTTATTTTACCAAAAAACAACGTTCTTCGTGCATCTGCTAGTAACTGGCAAGTAGACAATAAGTTAAGAATCAATCCCGCTATTTCCAGTCGTTACATTGGTAATGGAACAAATAAAACTTTTTATTTGGCACAAATATCGGGTGAAGATGAGATAACTATTTTTGTCAACGATACACTTAAAATACCTAATGTTGATTATTTTATCAATAGAGAATATCGTCAATTAAACTTTGTAAATGCGCCTGCTGATGCCGCAGAAATATTGGCTGTATATGAAAATTTTGACATAACACTACTAAACAATCGAAAAGTTACAGGCATCACTTCACGTGCATCAGCAATTATTGAAACCGCAAGTAGAAGAATTATCTCAGATACTCTTAACTTGGGTTTACCTATTGAACTTTTAATTAATTTAAAATCTCTGAATGGTAATTTTTTAAATGGTGAAATTGTTACGATACCGATCAATGATGAAACTAATAATCTGTCAATTGATATTCGTGCATCGACCTTCTCTATCGTAAGAAATTTCAATTTAGTCAATGCAGGAAACAACTATAGCGTAGGTGATTCGGTTTTTGTATTTGGTGGTAATGCATCAGTTAATGCCTTTGGTACAGTTGAGAGAGTCATTACTGGTGAAATTGATACTATCAATGTAGTTCATGGTGGCGCAGTATTTACAAACGCATCACCAATTTCTGTTTATGGTAACAGTTCATTCACAACGATGACTGTTGTTGTTGATAATATTGACACATCTGGTGCTAATGCAGCCAATTCATTTAAGGTATCTCCAGACGTAATATCAAATTTAAGTTTAAATGTTGATGGTACTGTTTACGTAAATAGTTCAAATTTTGGTGCAGTGTTTTCAAAATCAAACATAAGTGCTGCCAATTCAATTAATAGTGCCCTAAACTACGTCACACTTACTGTGGGTCCAATTAGTAATGTCAAGATTCTTTCTACTACGGTACCACTAACAGAAAAAAATTCAACATTTTTGGATGCTGCTGGCGCACAGTATGCAGCAAATGCTCCGTTTCGTTATTCAAAAAGTCTAAAGTCAATTGGTCGTTATCAAATTATTGACGGTGGTTTAAATTATCAAATTGGCGATGAAGTTGTTTTTGGGTCTAATCCTCCCGGCACTTACGGTCAAATGGCTGCTGCTGTTGTTGGTAAAATTTCCGTTGGTGGTGCAATTCAAAGAATTGATTCAGCCAATGGTCGAATTCGTGGTGTTGCTGCCGTTGCTGCTGCGTGTAATGAAATTACTGGGACTGGAACTTTCTTTACACAAGATTTAAGAGTTGGCGACAAAGTTGATATTAACAATGAATCGAGAATAGTATCTAGCATTACCAATGACAATTCGGTTACTGTGTCTTCAGTCTTCACACATACAGCATCAAATAAAAAAGTTGGTGTCTTTGATCGTTGGCCATTGGGTGGCTATGGCTACACACAAGGTAATTTTCCAATTATTTTGGTAAGTTCGAATACAGGTTCTGGAGCCAATGTTAAAATTGATTCATTGATCGGTGATGGTGAAAGATTGATTCCAACCGGTTTTACCGCTAACGGTCAAATCGTTTCAATTAAAGTCATTAATCCTGGTTCTGGTTATGAATATAATCCTACTGTGAGTATTGTTGGTGGTGATGGCACCGCAACAGCCACAGCAGAAATTGAACGTTCGTATGCTTCTGCACCCGGTCGTTGGACCACATCAGATTCTATTATCTCTTCTTTTGAAAGAAAAATTCAAGGTGAAGACTACTATGTTGATTACTCATATGTAATTTCTTCAAAAACAGAATTCAGCAAATATAAAACAATGCTGAAGCAGTTGTTGCATCCGGTTGGTATGGTTAACTATGCTCTGTTTAATAAAGAAAATGTTATTGAACTCACTGATGTTTCTGTTCAAAGTTTTGCGGCAAACACGATTGCTGGTACGGTTAATGTTGGAAATGGTAGAGTAGTTGTTACGGGTAATAGTACAAAATATAATATTGCAAACACAAGAGGCATTTTGTCACTGGGTTCTTTGATTGCTGTGAATGGTGAAATAAGAAAAATTAATACAATTGTAAGCAACACATCTCTAATCACAACATCAAACATTTCAAATCTACGAATTGCAAATGCTGGTTCCGGTTATTCAAATGGTTATTTGACCTTTTCAAATGGTGGTGGTCAGATCACAAGTCTCACGATTACTGCAAATGGTTCTGGTTATGAAGACGGTTTCGTCACACTTTCCGGTGTAGATGAAGCAATACCTGCGGTTGCAAGTATCGAAACACATGCATCAAACGGTGCAATTAAAACTATTACGCTGGTAAGTGGTGGTTTGTATTCTAATAAACCAATTGCAATACCAGACAGCAATCCACATCGTGTTGTTTACGCAAACAGTATTGACATAATAGTTCGTGGTGAAGGTTATTCAAATGGCTGGTTAGTGTTCTCTGGTGGTTCACCATTAAGAGAAGCAAATGTAAGATTAATTGTTCACCCGAACACCGTTGTCAATACTGTTGAAGTAATCGATTCTGGATTATATCAATCCACTCCGACTGCTAGACCAAACACCAATGCGAATGCTGTAATTTCTTCGGTCACCGTGACAAGTACGGGTAACGGACACTCAAATGGTGTTCTTGTAATTTCTGGGGGGGATCCAAGTCGCCCGGCGTTAATTCGTGTTGAAACATTCCCACAATTCTCTGCTCAAGTTAATTCGATTTCTGTAAATGCGTTTGCATATGGT